CCAGCCCTTGCGGGCTGGCCCTTGCTGTCCCTTCGACTTGCGATCCTTGTGCCATGGTGGACTCATTTATGAGCCATGGTGTCAAATGTCGCTAAACACACGAGAGTCCCACTCCCATGACCACACCCGCTGTAAATATCAACACAACCAAAGTCCAGCAGGCCAAACGGTATACGGTACCATGGAAACATGGCGCCGTCGCCGGGACCGAGACTGGATCGGTGATTGGTAATTATGCGAATGAATGGTTCACGAAAGTGCGGCCTGCTTCCACGTCCGTTACTCGAGAGAGTGACGGGTGGCGTGATTGCAAGGCCTGGGAACACCGCGGTCGCGATTTCGAACGCCATGATGGTGAGGTGATGTACACGCTTGTGTATTCGCCCACTAATGGTACTCGGTATCGTCATAACGGTGAGGGAAGCTACTGGAACGGGAATGTTACCCCGCCAGTGGTGCCTAGTCTGCCGTTCGGTCTCATTTCTGAGGCTGAACAAAAGGCTCTCTTGAAGCTGAACTACCATGATTTTAATCTTGGTACCTTCCTTGCGGAGGCGCGTCAGACGATCATGATGGTAGGGAAACACGCGCAACGTATTAGCTTTGACGTCGAACAGTGGCGAAGGTTAAATCCTAAGCTCTGGCCCGTCGTAAAAGCGTACCAGCGTGGGAATCTCAAATGCCATTTATGGTCTAAGATACCCTCTTCTTGGTTGGAGCTTCAATATGGGTGGACACCTCTCATGTCAGATATATGGGCTGCTGCGGTGTGGCTGAGCAGGCATAGACAGGACAAACCGCTCTTCCACGTTAAGTCGAAAACAACCGACACAGACGTGGGGAGCATCCTGTTTACTTCGCCTCATCACAACGCATCGCGGGCTGTTCAAAACTATGACATCAAGCACGAAGTCTGGGTTAACCTCTGGTTTAAATTGAGGAACCCCAGCATAGCGGAGTTAGCAAGCCTTGGCTTGTTGAATCCGGCTGCCATCGTGTGGGAGAAGACGATTTACAGTTTCGTTGTTGACTGGTTTGTGCCAGTAGGCAATTGGCTGGAGTCGTTGACAGCTGACCTGGGTTTCGACTTTCAGTCGGGATCCTGCAGTCAGATGTCACGTGTGAAGGCGGGTGGAATGAAGGAGGTCTATTGGCAGTTGGGCGTAAGCCCTAAGCTCACGTTCCTCGAGAAGGGGACTCCCCAGTTCAAAGGGGAAGCCTTTAATTTCAAAAGAACGTGTTATGACTCCTCACCAGTTCCCGGGATCTACTTTAAGAATCCCTTGTCCACGCTTCACGCTCTCAACGCTATAGCGTTGCTCGTGCAAGCTTTTCGCTAGGAGAATGCTCCATGGCTGCTCAGGGTAATATAACCCTCAACACCAAAGTCTACGTGCCGAACGGTCGTCAATCTGACAACTCGATGGCATGGCGGCTTATTGGTGACTCCTCGTTCGGTGGTGCAACCAGCACTTTAACCGATCGTGTCAGTGGACCGTCGAGAGACGGTATTTATCGCGTGCGTCTGAAGTTGGACGTGCCGAAGGCTGCAGCGACGGACTCACCGTGCTCGTGTACTGGCCAAGCAATTGGCCAAGGGATTTTCAACTGCGAAGTTGTTATCCCGTCCACATTCACGGCTGCCGAGAGGCAGGACTTTGTCGACCGTATCCAGGGCGCAATTGCGAACGCGTTGTTTGAAGCGAACGTAGCGTCCTTGGAGCCAGCATGGTAACCAAACGAGCGATTGAAAAGCTGGGTGGTATCAGACAGCTTGTCGTCAGGACTTATGTTGTCACGTACTGTGATGACACTGAGTTCCTGATTGATGAGTCGTCTGTAACCGTTCCCGGTGCTTCTCTTAGTGTCCAGGCTGTGGCGAAAGCCACACAGGACATTGAGATGCTCTTGTGGTTAGCTGGGTGTTCCGAAGACTGAAAAGTTTAGGGCATTCGTTTTTCCTCTTAAGTGTTAACTTGGAGTCGACAAATGAGCAACCGTCGTAAGTACCGTAGTGGCCTCGACTGGGGAGTCAAAATATTAGACTCCCTAGGTACCGAGTTTTCTAAGCACTGTGCCAACCTCCTTCGGGAGGGAAAGCATCTCGATTATCTCAACGTGACAGTTGACGTGAGTCAATACACGTCGTGGATAGACTTCTACAACGATTACCAAGCCGCCGAACTGTTATCTAAGTACGACGGACTGGAGGTCGACGTGGATAGAGGGCAAGTAGCCCTTGATAAGTTTATTAGTAGCGAAGAAAACTGCCAATCTGCAAATATGAGACTTGCAGGCTTTCATTCTGGGGCATTGGTTCCCCCAGACGTTTGGCAGGTAATTAAACTTGCCAGCGTTTCAATTGAAAGATTACTCGGGAATTTCTCCTGGGTTGAGGCGGAGTGCCACATGGGCTTTGGGCCCGGCGCAAATCGTGGTGTTCCACGTAAACGCGCGCAGCACTGGTACAAGTTCGGGATTTCGAATCCGACAGCGACAGGGGAACTTGCTCACATGGCGAGGGGTCTGGTTGACTCCTCGCATGCGTGGCTTCGCGCCATGCATTGCCAGAAAACCGGCAGATGTTTCGACGATGTTTCTATCGTCGATTCGAGCATATTCCACACTGTACCGAAGAACGCAAAGACCGACCGCGTTATTTGTATTGAGCCCCTGATGAATATGTATGTTCAGAAGGGGATTGGTATGATGATAAGGAAGCGTCTGAAAAGGGTTGGCGTGAACCTAAATGACCAGGGAGAAAATCAGACACGTTCGTGTCTGGCAAGTACCTCTGGCCACATGGCAACGCTGGACCTCTCAGCTGCATCTGACAATATATCGTTGGCTGCTGTTGAGTTGCTCCTCCCGTCTGAGTGGGTTCTTGCGATGAAAATCGCACGGACTGCAAAGACCGTTCTTCCTTCCGGCGAAGTAATACGTCTCCGGAAGTTCTCCGCTATGGGCAATGGCTATACATTCGAGCTAGAAAGCCTGATTTTCTGGGCTGTCTGCAAAGAGTGCGTAGTCGCCTGCGGCGGGAAGAGTCACGATCTCGGCGTGTACGGGGACGATCTAATAGTTCCCGTCACTGCTGTAAAGCTCGTCAGAGAAGTCTTATCGTATTTGGGGTTCTCCCTGAATGTGAAAAAGAGCCATGACTCTGGCCTGTTCCGCGAATCGTGTGGTAAACACTGGTTTGCGGGTCGTGATGTTACACCTCTCTACATCCGTGAGGATGTGGATTCCACCCACAGGAAACTGTGGCTTGCCAACTCTGTCAAACGCCTTGCCTTTCGATTTATCGGGCAGGGTTATGGCTTGGATGGCAGGTTTCGAGCAGTCTACGACGAAGTCGTCGGACGGCTGCCGAAACGTGTGCAGCACC